ATAATAAGGCAGAATCAGACGCTGAAAAAGAAAGGTTAAAAGAAATACAAGATGCGCGAGATAAAGCAAATGCAAAAGCGCAAAAACAAAGGCAAATTAACCAGAAAAAGAAAGATAGAGAAGCTGAAATACAAGCTGAAAAACTTAAAAGACAAAGAGAAAAAGAATTAGAAGAACAAAGGCAATTTTTATTAAAACAAATAGCATTAGAAGATGAACAATTTAATTTGTTATCTCAACTACAAAACACACAACAAGAACAAGAAATATTTCTTTTAACACAAGAATACGATAAAAAATTCCAATTAGCAGCAGATAATGCAGAACTTGAAAAAGCATTAACAGAACAACAAAATATTGACTTAAAAGCTATCAATGATAAATACAGAAAAATAGAGGAAGAAGAACAAAAAGAATTTTTACAACGAGAAAAGGCAATACAAGAAGCAAAATTAAATATGGCTTCTGATGTTTTTGGTGCTATCGGTAATTTAGCTAATGTTTTTGCTAAAGATACAGAAAAATCACAAAAAAAAGCATTTGAAATAAACAAAGCAGTAGGGATAGCGCAAACACTAATACAAACTTTCCAATCAGCACAAGGTGCATACCTATCTCAATTAAGCATACCTACACCTGATGCTCCAATAAGGGCAAAAATCGCAGCTGGTGTTGCAACAGCAGTAGGTTTGGCAAATGTCGCAGCAATTGCAGCTCAAAAATTTGAATATACTGGAAGTGCGCCTACCTCAAACTCTTCTGGTGGTGGTGGTGGGATTGGTGACACTGGAGCAACAACGCAACCACCAGCATTTAACGTAGTAGGGCAATCAGGGTTTAATCAAATAGCAACCGCATTAGGTCAAGGCCAACCGCCAATACAAGCTTTTGTAGTATCTCAAGATGTTACAACAGCACAACAATTAGACAATGCAATAATACAAACAGCAACTTTTTAAAAACAAAACAAAATGGAAATAATAGAACTTTTATTAGATGAAGAAAATGAGAACTCTGGAATAGAAGCTATCTCAATAGTAAAATCTGGCGCAATTGAATCAGATTTTATAAAATTAAAATCACAAGAAATCAAATTTGCAAAGGTAGATGATGAAAAACGTATCTTAATGGGTGCAGCTTTAATACCAAATAAACCAATATACAGAAAGGATGAAAAGAAAGAATACTATGTTTATTTTTCTGCTGATACAGTTAGAAAAGCAAGTGAATTATTCTTTATGAATGGAAACCAAAATAATGCAACATTAGAACACAATATGAACTTAAACGGTTTGACAGTGGTTGAATCATGGATAGTAGAAGGTGAACAAGATAAAAGCAAAATGTATGGGCTTGATGTTCCAGTAGGTACATGGATGGTATCTATGAAAGTAAACAATGATGAAATTTGGAATGAATATGTTAAAACAGATAAAGTAAAAGGATTTTCAATTGAAGGTTACTTTGCAGACAAAGCAAATATCAAAGCAAGTGTAGAAGATGTTGCTGAAAAAGAAGCAGAAGAAAAAATAGAAGAAATAAGAAACCTATTTAAAAAAAAAATTGATTTCAAAACTCAAATAATAGATGACAATTATGCAATCATTGATAATAGATTAGCTTATAGCACACAAGAAAAAGCAGAAGAAATGGCAATTAATATTGGGTGTTCTGGATTTCATACACATGAATTAGAAAATAAAACTTGGTACATGCCATGTGAAAAACATATAAATAAATAAAAATGGGAAATAAATTAAAAAGAGGTGAAAAAAGTAGAACCTCACCAAAGGGTGGTAAAAGAGGTTGTTTATGTAAAGACAATACATACAATGTGAAATGTTGTGATGGCTCATTAAGGGCGCAAGGAATAGGTAAAACACAAGCATAATTAAAAAAAAATAAAAAAAAGGTATAACAAGTTGAAAAAAAAAACATTTATATAGTATGAAAGCAAATGATATGTTAAATAAAATCAAAACCATTATTGGTGGAATTGAACTAACTGAAGAAGTTAGAGAAGTTGAATTAGCTAAAATGAAACTACAAAATGGAACAGTAGTAGAAGCAGAAGAATTTAAAAAAGGGGAAGCTATATTCATTAAATCAGATGATGAAAGAATTGCAATGCCAGTTGGAGAGTATGTACTTGAAGATGGCAAACTTTTAGTAGTTGAAGAAGAAGGAATTATAGCAGATATGAGAGACGTATCTGATGATGTACCCACAAAAGAAGAAGATATGAAAGAAACAAAAGAAGAAATGGCTGAAGAAAAATTAGATGAAGAAGCAGCAGTTTTTGATTGGCGAGGAATGGAGAAGCGTATCAAAAATTTAGAAGATGCCATTGCTGACCTAAAAGCAGATAAAGTTGATGCACCTGAAGATGTAAAAGAAGAAGCATCAGCAGAACTTTCAGAAGAAACTAAAGAAGAAGTAACTGAAGAAGTTAATGCAGAACTTAAAGAAGAAATTAAAGAAAATGTAGATGTAGAACTTTCAGCTGAAGTTGCTGAACCAGTTAAGCACAACCCAGAAGCAACAAATGAAAGTAAGTTTACATTAAAGAAAACTAATTATCCTAAGACATTACAACAAAGGATATATGAAAAATTAAATAACTAAAAACAAATAAAAATGGCAACAAGTTTAACAACTACATATGCTGGTGAATTTAAAGATAAATACATTGCAGCAGCATTAACAAGTGGTAAAACACTTGACAACGGGGGTGTAACAATACTACCAAACATTGCTTATAAAGAAGTAATGCAGAAATCAGTAATGGGTGATGATTTAATAGTAAACGCTGGGTGTGATTACACTGATGCTGGTACTTTAACACTTACTGAAAGAGTTCTTGAAGTAGAAGAATTTCAAGTAAACAAAACAGAATGTAAAAAGACATTTGCTCAATCTTGGCAATCAGCTGAAATGGGTTATTCTGTAATAAATCAAGATTTACCAAAATCATTTGCAGATTTTATTGTACAACAGTACATTGCTAAAATTGCTGCTAAGACAGAATCCAACATATGGGCGGGCGTTACGGCTAACGCGGGAGAGTTTGACGGTTTTACAACTATTGCTGGAAATAATATCTCTGATTTAGCTGGTGGTGCTATTGTAGTTGGAACAACTGTAACTGCATCAAATGTTATTACAGAATTAGGCAAGGTGGTTGACCATGTTGCTACTAATACACCAGCAATCTTAGATAAAGAAGATTTAAGAATTTATGTCGGTAATGCAGTATTCCAAGCTTATGTAAGAGCATTGGGTGGTTTTGCATTAACTGGTTCTGCTGGTACTGATGATAAAATGACACAATGGTATAATGGTGGTGGACTTACTTTTGATGGTATTCCAATATTTTTAGCACCTGGTATGCCAGCTAACAAAATGATGTGTACACAAATTTCAAACCTATTTTTTGGGTGTGGTGTTCTTGGAGATTTATCTGAATTAAGATTGATTGATACTTCAGATACTTTAGGTGACCAAAATGTAAGATTTGTTGCAAGATGGAAAGCTGGTGTTCAAATCGGCCTTTTAGGTGAGGTAACTTATTATACCTAAGATATAATTTAATTAATAACCATTAAAGGGGGATTAATTTCCCCCCTTAATTAAAAACAAAAACAAGATGGCATGCGATATTAGTTTAGGGAGAAAAGTACCCTGCAAAGATGTAATAGGCGGAATAACTAAAGTGTATTTTGTTAATTTTGGTGATTTAGGTACAGTAACTACAAATTCAGGTGATGAAATTAGTGATATGACTGGAACTGCTTCAGCATATGAATATGATGTAAAAGGAACAAGTTCTTTAGAACAAGCTATTAACTCATCAAGGGATAATGGAACAACATTCTTTGAGCAAACCTTAACACTATCTTTACCAAAATTAAGCAAAGAAGATAATAAAGAAGTAAAATTACTTTCATACGGAAGGCCACATATTGTGGTAGAGGACAACAATGGAAATTGTGTAATGTGCGGTGTTGAGTATGGTTGTGATGTAACTGGTGGTTCAATTGCTACTGGTGCTGCAATGGGTGATTTTTCTGGTTATTCTTTGACACTTGTTGGAATGGAAAAACTTCCAGCACAGTTCATAGAAAGTGCAGTTGCTGGCAACCCGTTTGCTGGAATGAGTGGAACATTTACAATTGTTCAGGGAACCAATAGTTAAAATAGGCACAAAATTCATAGTTTAGTGTGATTCAATATATAGTTTAAGTTGGCTAAAGGAGAGTTACAAATTTGTTTCTCTCCTTTTTTTTTAAAAGTAAAATAAAAAAAGATGCAAATAATTACTAAAAGTGGAACAAGATTAATTAATTTTATGCCAAGGGAAACTATTGATAATTCTAAGGTGTATAAACTAACTATAAAAAGTGAAGAACAAAATAAAGTTATTTTAACGGATTCTAATGCGTCTTTTACATTAGTTAAGTACTATTACACTTATAGCACAACTCAAGCCCTTGAAGAAGCTAATTTTTATACTGTAGAAGTTAATAATACAACAGATGGTACTTTAATATTTAAAGATAAATTATTTTGTACTGACCAAACACTATCAACTTTTGAAATTAGCAATAATGTATATATTGAGAAATCAACAAGCAATAATGAATACATATATGCTTAAAAATATTTTTAGATGGATAATTTACATTTAATACAATTAAACGAATACCAAAGACCATTAATTACTGAAGAAAAAAACAGAGATTGGATTGGTATTGGTGAATATAATGATTACTATCAAAATTTGATAGATGCATTCATGGATTCAACTACTAACAATGCAGTAATAAATGGTATTGTAGATAGAATCTATGGTAAAGGTTTAGATGCTACTGATAGCCATAAAAAGCCAGAAGAATATGCAAACATGAAATCTATCTTAAAGAAGAAAGATTTAAGAAGGGTTTGTCAAGATTTAAAATTATTGGGTGAGGGTGCTTTTCAGGTTACATATCAAGGCAATAAAATAAAAAGTATTACACATTTTCCAAGGGAAACTTTACGTGCTGAAAAATGCAATGAAGATGGAGATATAGAAGCTTATTATTACAGTGCTGATTGGAAAGATGTAACAAGAAATACTAAATTAAAAAGATTTCCTGTTTTTGGTTCAGGCGCACAAAATGAAATATTTATAGTTAGAAGATATGTAACTGGATACTATTACTACTCACCAGCAGATTATCAAATAAGCTATGCAACATTAGAGAAAGAGATTGCAGATTATTTAATAAATGATTGCCAGAATGGTTTTTCAGGTACTAAAGTCGTAAATTTTAATAACGGTGTTCCAGATAGGGAAAAACAATTAAACATCAAAAATGATGTGATGAATAAGTTGACTGGCAGTTATGGTGAAAAAGTTATAATTGCTTTTAACAATGATGCGGAAAGTAAAACAACTATTGATGACGTACCTTTAAATGATGCTCCAGCACATTACTCATATCTTAGTGAAGAATGCTCTAAAAAGATAATGGTAACACATAGGGTCACTTCACCTATTTTAATTGGTTTAAATTCAAAAGAAGAATACGTAGGAGGGGAGCTTTTTGTTCAAAATTATGAGGAAGGAATTGTATTAGGTAAAGGAGATGTTGTGTGTTTCCCGTCAAATTTTATGTATCCTCACAAAGTGGGTAAAGTAACAAAAGGTGAGAGAAAGGTTTTAGTTATATGGACGCAATAGAATATTTCAAAAAAAATAAATATGTTCACATTCCTAAAATGATAGTTCCAGATTTAGCAAATTTTATTTACAATTATTTAGTCATTAAAGCATGTACAAATCTTGAGTTTGAACCTAATGCGACTCTTGATAACAAATACGTTAAATGTTGTTATGGTGATCTGTGTTCTGAAAGTCTTTTAGGTATGTTATTAGAGACGATTGAAAAGGTTACACAAAAAAATTTATGTCCTACTTATTCTTACACCAGACTTTATACAAGAGGAGAAATACTGAAACCACATACTGACAGACCTTCTTGTCAATTTTCTATAACAATGAATTTTG